AGTACCGTTGTTACGGGATACATCTCCATGTAAGTCTGGCAAAAACTTGTTTTTGCTAGTTGGTCGGTCTTTGGGCCTTTAGGGATTGCAAACAGTTTCTAAAACAGATAATCTACCCAAAACGGAGATTTTATGGATACCCAAGAAGTAGGTAATTTGATCGCCAAAGTCCCGCAGGGCTTAAGTCCTGACGAGTTTTTAATGGCTTTAGCTAACCTAGTGGAGTCCACGACCCGCGAGGCTTGCGCCCGTGAGATTGAGGTCGAGGTTGCGGACTACGACCGGGACTACCGCGAGGTAGGTCTTGAGCTGGCAGCTCAGGTGAGGTCTAAATGACCCGCGAGGACATCGAGAACCTAGCCTTGGGCGTGGGAATGATCCGCATGGATTTGGACGGTGTAAAACCTTTGTGGACGGCCTCAAACGCTCAACTGGCTAAGATGGTTGAGACCGTGGTTGCCGAGGTCAAGCAAAGCGCCAGCGAGTACGTTGTGCGGGCGATTAAGAAGGCCGTGGAGTACGAGAGAGCCGAGTGCGCCAAACTTGCGGGGTACGTTAGCAAGGAAGCCGCCAAGTCCATACGGGAGCGTGAGAATGACTGAGTTTGAGACCTTTTGGAAGGCTTACCCCAAGAAGGTAGCCAAGGGTGACGCGAGGAAGGCTTGGAAGCAGACCGACCAGATCCGTCCAGAGTTGGGCGAGTTGATAGAGGCCATAGAAGCTCAATGCCGGTCTGATCAATGGCGCAAGAACGATGGTCAGTTCATCCCCTACCCTGCGACATGGCTACGCCAAGAGCGTTGGTCTGACGAGCTGAAGGTCACCCTGCCGGGGGTAGTCCAAGGCAAGGAGTGGCACGAGACTTGGGCAGGGATACAGGCTAAAGGCCGGGAGCTGGGCATCGATGAGAGCCAGTTCACCCACCCGCAAGACTTCAAGAGCGCGGTCATGCGCGGATCGGTCAAGGTTGCATGACCTGTGAGAAGTGCGAAAAGGACTCCCGGATCTTTGATCTGCAATGTCACGGTTGCCGAGACAGGCTGGTCATGGGCATAGACTGCAAGGTTTTAAGAGAGATAGAGGCCAAATATTTAGACATGAAGTTCGGGTTCCTACCGGACTACAAGAAGGAACCCCATTGCGGTTGCACCAAGGTCTGTCTGAGAAAGTCTAGGTTGCGTGAACAATAAGCTCACCGCCCCCCAGAGACGGCACTTGGCGGCTGTTAAATCCTTGCCCTGCGGGGTCTGCGGAGCCTCAGAACCTTCTGATGCCCACCACATAGAGCAGGGGCTCCAGTACACCTGTATACCGCTTTGCAAGGACTGCCACCAAGGTTCCCACAACGGTATTCACGGTCGCAAGGCTATCTGGAACGTACTCAAAAAGACTGAAATGACGGTACTCAATGACACAATCGAAAAGCTCACCCGCTAGGCTTACCCTGCCGTGGCCCCCCAAGGAGCTGAGTCCTAACTACTCAGGCCATTGGGCTCCACAGGCATCAGCCAAAAAGAAGTACCGGTTTGCGGTCAGGATGCTGGCTACTCAAGCTAAGTGGGAGATCCCGGAGGACGGCCCGATATATCTGGAGGTGGAGTTCTACCCCCCGGACAGAAGGCCACGGGATAAGGACAACATGGTTGGTGCTTTCAAGGCTGGGCAAGACGGGCTTGCGGACGCATGGAAAATCAACGATAAAAGAATTGATTGCACATACAAAGTGAGCGATCAAGTAAGCGGTATGGTGAAAGTTAAACTTTTAGGAGAAAAACCATGAAAAAGGTATTAGCAGCAGCAATTCTGATGAGCGCCAGCGTAGCTTTTGCGGCTTGTCCCGTTTATGCCCCGTATGGTTGCGTACAAACTTACGGTGGAAAGATGAAATGTGGCTGCGGTGTTAGATAATTAAACCGGGAGGCGTAACGGCTGGATGCAACGTGAGATCCGGTTGTTGTACACAAACGCCTCCCATTAACAGTTTATAATACTGTTATGGAACCCAAAAAGCGCACCCGGAGGCCTTTTCTAAGCCGAGACATCCTGAAGGTCTTAAGGAAGCACCCCAACCTAACAAGGCGGGAGATTTCTGTTAAGACCCATGCGAAAAGTCATTCGGTCAAGGCGGTGTTATTTAAGCTGGTGGCAACGAACAAGATCAAGTGCGAGAAAGGTAAAGAGACCAACGCCAAGACCGGCCCACGGATGGTAAATGTCTATTGCCTAACCATTGAGGAAAGTGCAGAATCTAGTCATGGGTGAAATGGAATCTTTCGCGCTAAACCTCTTGCACTCCGCGAGTTGCGCTCACGTTTATCATTGGCAGACTACTAGCTACTCTGCGCATAAGGCATTGGGCAAGTTCTATGAGGCTATGCCCGACCTAGTAGACGGTCTGGTTGAGACCTATATGGGGCGCAACGGGATATTTGGCGAGGTGGACAAGGAGCAAGAGGTCTACATGGATAAAGACCCGCTTGCGTACATGAAGGCCCTGCGGAGCTATGTAGATGACACCCGCAAGGACTTACCACAGGATTCAGAGATTCAGAACCTGATCGATGGGATCACGGATCTGATCAACACCACCATTTACAAACTTGAAAACCTCAAATAGGAGTAGCCATGTCTAAGATCAATTTTGAAGTACCCAAGCATTGCAACGACAAGGGTGGACGGTCTGAGCCCAAGAAGAACTCAGTCCAGCAGGGCGGCAAGAACAAGCCCATGGGCGAGAAGATGACCATGAAGGGTCGTGACACCAAGATGGGGACGAACAATTACGGCGAGATTTACCAGAAGTGAACTGCGGGGCGTGTAAGTTTTTCTTAGCAAACCAGAAGTTCGGAATGTGCCAGCGGTATCCTGAATACGTTATGAAACAGGATACTCAATGGTGCGGAGAGTTCCAAAGCAAAGCAATCATTGAAGAACCCAAAAAACGGAGAAAAAATGATCCAGCCATTGCGCGACCGGATTCTAGTCAGGCCGATTGAGCGAAAAAAGAGCGACATTCTTGCGGTCATCATGCAAGAAAACCCTAATATGGGTGAAGTGGTCGCGGTCGGGCCGGGGGAGTACGACAAGAAGGGTCGTAGAGTCCCGAATCCTTGCGAGGTGGGCCAGAAGATAAGGTACGGAACGACAGGCGAGTACCTGACGTTTCAAGAGGTCGAGCAAGATGGCGAGAAATTTCTTATGATGTCTTGGAAAGATGTCTGCTGGGTGGAAAATGAAAACAACCAATAAACCGATTCCCAAAACTACTACCGGCAAGGGTAGGAACTACAAGCCCACCGAGCAAGGTGCGGGAATGACTGCAAAAGGAAGGGCAGCATACAATGCGAAAAATAATTCAAACCTTAAAGCTCCAGCTCCAAACCCTAAAACAAAAGCTGACGAAGGCCGTAAAAAGTCTTTTTGTGCGCGGATGAGTGGTATGCCGGGGCCAATGAAGGACGAAAAAGGCCGACCGACCCGCAAGGCAGCTAGTCTTAAAAATTGGAACTGTTAATGGATGAGCAATCAATACAAGCAAGAGTTGCGGAACTTAATCAACAACGCTCGATCACCGTGGCTAATCTTCAAGCTCTGGATGGGGCGATTGCTGACTGCAATTGGTGGCTTGCGAAGATCAAGGCAGATACCGTCAAGATTAACGAAAACGAGGGGAATGACTGATGGCTACCGGACTTTACGCGAACATCCACGCCAAGCGCGAGCGAATCAAGGCCCAGAAGGCAGCGGGCAAGACCCCGGAAAAAATGCGAGCCCCCGGAGCCAAGGGCGCTCCCACGGCAAAGGCGTTCAAAGAATCAGCCAAGACTGCGAAAAAGTGATGCTAAAGAAATCTACATCCGAGAAGGCGTTCAAGCAGAACATTAAGACCGAGGTCAAGGCTGGGAAACCGGTCAAACAGGCGGTTGCGATAGCGTATGCAACAAAGCGCGAGGCTGCGAAAAAGGGTACAAAAGGTAAGAAGTAATGCCAGTTCTTGCGGACATCTTTAGTGCTGGCAACACCATAAAGCGCCGCATGAAGGACTTTGCGTCCAACCCGCTGGCTTATGCCGAGCAAATGGGAGGGATAGTCCAGCAGCAAGATCAAGAGATGCGGTCGTTGCATGACCTTGCGTTTGGTGACCCAAACAACCCGTTAAAGATTACAAACCCAGAGGCTTTCCGAGTTTACTCAGAAAAGGCGATGGAAGGCCCGCTTAGCTTTGCCAATATGGGCATAACGAAAGTGGGTGGCAAAACTATTCGTGAGCTGCTTTACGGGGATAAGCCAGTTCTTGACCCTGCGGATAAGCGAGCTATCACTAAACTTGAGAAAGAACTTAAAGTTCCAGCAGTCAGACGGCGCGAAGAAATGCGGGCTGCGGGCCAGACGATAGCTACCCCAACACCCGGACTGACTACAATTAGTGAGATTGCTTACAACCCTGAAAAGCTGGTTGGTAAAGTATTAGTTCCCGTATTCGGTGATACGTCTGCGATAGGGAAAGATGTCTCACAAATTAGGGGAGTACCGCTGTCAAAACCGGTAACTCAACAGGGCGGCTTTCATTACCCGCTGGTTCAATCCAACGTGGCTGAAGAAATCGCTTATGCGTCTGAGCCAACCGCAGCGGCAAACAAAATCAAGAATTTTGAAAAGTTTGCAAATGACGATGTTTTAGGGGTGTTTTTGGCTGGCGGCCCACGGTCGATTGACTTTAGTCACCATCAGGCACAGGGGCTGGTACGGCAACTGGGTGCGTTGCAGCCGTCTGCTGCGGCAATCAAGAACTTTGACAGGAGCTTGCGCGATTTTTCGGTAATCAAGAAAGACGCAGAGGGTAACAGCGTCAAAACTTACCCATTTAAGAACCTGTCGACCAGCATTATCTCGCCAGACATGGAAACTTTGATGTCTCAAAGAACGACCAAGGACTTTACTCCCGGTCAGTTGCGGACGGCTATTTCGCAACTCATGTACAAGGACGAGTTCCAAAAACAAGGTTTTCCGGTCTACGAGGATGCGTTGGAGGCTTTTGTCGATCCAAGGCTACAAAAGGGATTTATGGGGCAGACCATTTTTGAGGCAATCCCCGGACGAGGAATCCAAACCCCCTCTTACACCCACCAATCTTACTCAGCCGGTATCCCCGGCAGATATCTGGGCGGCTTACAAGGACAAAGCGGAAACCTTGGAGTCCCTGCGGAACTGTTGTTTCCTCAGTTGTTCGCTAAGAACCGAGCCGCCAAAAAATCAGATGATGCAACCTTTTCCTCAATGCTTAAGTCCCATCAAGGGGAAAAGTTTACTGCGGAAGCCCTAGACCCTTTGATGCAGTTTTTAGGTTATTAACAACCCTCATCAAGAATCGATGCTCGCCTACCAGCTCATTGATAACGTCAGTCAGGAACTCCAGACGCTGTGCGTCAGTCATCTCCAAGTAAGCCCGATCCCATTTAACGTAACCATCCCGAGACTTGGCCTCAAACCCACAATAAGCAATAATCTTTTTAGACATAGTTATTCTCCTGATAGAACAAACAGGTTACTACAAAAAGGTTGCAAGTACAACACAAACAGTTCACAATCCTAATTCCGTGTCAGGAACTTATAGATTGAGTTAATCAATATGGCCGCACCGATAGGTAACACTAATGCAGTTAAAGGGAAGATGTTCCACGATGCTTTGCGAAAAGCGTTGGTGCAAAACCCTCAGAGACTACCAAACATAGTAAATGCACTTCTTACTCAGGCAGAGTTGGGAGAGGCTTGGGCTGTGAAGGAAGTCATAGACCGGCTAGACGGCAAGGCGATCCAGATCAACCAGATGGAGAACGCGGACGGGACACCGTTACTAAACGCTATTCAGGTCACCTTTGTAAAACCGGAGATCATCGATGTTTAATCAACCCATGTGGCATTGCACGAATTGCGGTAAAGACACCCCGCAGAACAAGATGCTGGTCGATGACAACGTATTTAACTCACCCATCATTCAGTACGGATGCCCTAACTGCCGACACATGAATTGCATGGAACGTCTGGATGGTTGAGGTTGTAGAAGATAAAGAATTACTAGCTCGCGCAGTAGCCAAGGCAGAGTTCCCGGTAAAACTTGCGTGCCTCTTTGAGCCCAAGCGGTACAAGGTTCTCTACGGAGGCCGAGGGGGAGCTAAAAGCTGGGGAGTAGCTAGAGCCCTGCTGATCAAGGGAGCCAAAGACCCCCTGCGAATCCTCTGTGCGCGAGAGTTTCAGGTCTCGATCAAGGACTCAGTCCATAAGCTTTTAGCCGACCAGATTGAGCAGTTGGGCTTATCTGAGTTTTACGAGGTAACCAACACCTCGATCAAGGGCAAGAACGGAACCGAGTTCTTTTTTGCGGGGCTCAAGAACAACATCATGTCTATCAAGTCCTTTGAGGGCGTGGACATCTGCTGGTGCGAGGAAGCCCAGACCATCTCCAAAACGAGCTGGAACGTCCTGATCCCAACCATTCGTAGGGACAACTCAGAGATATGGGTCACCTTTAACCCGGAGCTAGAGACTGACGAGACCTACCAGCGGTTTGTGATCAGCCCGCCTGAGAACGCCATAGTTCAAAAGATTACATGGCGCGATAACCCGTGGTTCCCCCAAACCCTGCGGGAGGAAAAAGAGAACCTCGAGATCCACGACCACAACGCCTACTTGAACGTCTGGGAAGGCTTATGCAGACGGACGGTCGATGGGGCGGTCTTTGCCCAAGAGATGAACATGGCAGAGATGGACGGTCGGATCACCAAAGTCCCCTACGATGCGATCAAGCCCGTCCACGCGGTATTTGACTTGGGTTGGGCAGACAACACCGCTATCTGGTTTGTACAGTTTATAGGGTTTGAGATCCGGTTGATCCGCTACCTTGAGGACAACCAAAAGACCATGAGCTACTACTTGGCCCAGTTGCAGTCCTTGGGCTACGTTTACGACACCATCTGGCTACCCCATGACGCGGAGAACACAACCTTGGCGGCTGCCGGTCGGTCGATTGCGGACATAGTCCGTGGGGCGAATTACAAGGTTCAGATCCTACCGAGGGTTCCGGTTACGGACTCAATTAACGCAGCTCGCACGATTTTCCAGAAGTGCTACTTTGATAAAGAAAATTGCTATCAGGGGCTACAATGTCTGAGGCACTATCGGTATGATGTTGATCCAGATACGAAACAGTTCTCGAAATCGCCTTTGCACGACATATATTCACATGGTGCGGATGCGTTTCGGTACATTGGATTGGTGGTAAACGAACCCCGGAAGGCAGGGCCAAAGAAGCCGGTCTACCAAATTCCGGGCTCATGGATGGGCTAAAACATGGCAAAAGTAGACGTTCCGAGTGCTATCCCTGCGGATTCCCGCATACAGGAAGCGATAGACTTTCTCAAATTTTCCAACGAGGCCGACACCGAAAACCGGCAAAAGGGTCTCGATGACCTAAAGTTTTCCACAGGTGACCAATGGCCCATTGAGGTTCAGAACTCCCGACACCTTGAGGCCAGACCGTGTCTTACGATCAACAAACTGGATGCCTATGTGCGCCAGATTGTGAACCAGATGCGTCAGTCCCGCCCCCGGATGCGGGCTCACTCCATGAACTCGGAGGCCAACGCAAAGGTTGCGGACATCATCACCGGGATCTTTAAGCATATTGAGGTGAACTCAGACGCTGACACGGCCTACGACACCGCCGGTGAGTACGCGGTCAGGGTGGGCTGGGGATACTGGCGGGTTATCACGGACTACGTTCGCGAGGATTCGTTTGATCAGGAAATCTACATTAAGCCCATCGACAACCCGTTCTCGGTCTACTTTGACCCCAACTCAGTCCAGCCAGACGGCTCAGACGCTGAGAAGGTCTTGATCACCACCTTGATGTCGAAGGATGACTTCAAGATTCAGTACCCCGGAGCTGATGACGGCGGTGACTTTAACCAGCGCGGAACGGGTGACTTTGACCCCGATTGGGTACAGAAAGAGGACATCCGCGTAGCCGAGTATTTCTACGTTGAGCGCAAAAAGACCAAGTTACTGCTCCTGTCTGACGGGACAAAGGTCTACAAGGACGAGGCTCCAAGCCCTGAGATCATGGCTGCGGCTGGGATCATGGTGGTAGGCGAGCGCGAGACCATGCGTAAGCAGATCAAGTGGTGCAAGCTCACCGGCCTAGAGATCCTTGAGGAACGCGACTGGGTTGGGCGCTACATCCCCGTGGTTCCAGTTTACGGTCAGATGCTCACGGTCGAGGACAAGCGCAAGAAGTACGGCTTGGTGCGTAACGCCAAGGACGCACAGCGTATGTACAACTACTGGCAGACGAGCTTGACCGAGAGCATAGCTCTGGCTCCCAAGGCCAAGTGGCTCCTTGCGGAAGGTCAGGACGAAGGCCACGAGAACGAGTGGGCGCAAGCCAACATCAAGTCCATGCCGGTTTTGCGCTACAAGCAGACAGACATCAATGGCAAAGAAGCTCCAGCCCCACAGCGACTCCAGCCAGAGCCACCGCCCGCCGGGGTTATTGCGGCTGCGATGTCCATCGACAAGGACTTACAGTCAGTAGTCGGTATTTTCGATCCGTCTCAGTTGCCCCAAGGAAATATGTCTGGCAAGGCCATACGCGGTCAGCAGATGCAACAGGACATGACCAATTTCCATTACTACGACAACCTTGTGCGGTCGATGAAACACACGGGTCGGATCATCCTTGATCTAATCCCCAAGATTTACGACCGGGAGCGAGTTCTGCGGATCATTGGCTACGATGGGAAACCTGAGATGGTGACCGTCAACGAGCGAGTCCAAGACGAGATGGGCGTGGAAAAGGTTCTTAATGACGTAACCGTGGGTGAATATGATGTCTACATGGACACCGGCCCCGGCTACCAGAGCAAGCGTCAGGAGGCTGTCGAGGCCATGATGCCCATGATCTCCACCAATCAGGAACTCTTTAACCTTGCGGGTGACTTGGTGTTCCGCAACATGGACTTTCCGGGTGCGGAGGTCATTGCCGACCGTCTGGCGGCTAACAACCCGCTGGCCCAGATTGACGAGAAGTCAGACATCCCGCCCCAGATCCAGATGCAGCTCATGCAAGCCCAGAAGCAGATTGCCGATATGCAACAGATGATTGCGGCTATGGAGCTTGAGAAGCAGTACCGAAGTGACGTTGAGATGCTCAAACAAGAGGGCGAGACCAAGCGTAAGCTCATGGATGTCACCTCGCGGGCGTACAACACCGACACAATCAATGAGGCCAAGGTCAACCAGCAGATCCTCAACTCTCAGGCCAATCAGAATAAGGCCGAGCTCGATGCGGTCACCAAGATGCTCTTGAAACGGATGGACATTGGCGAGCTACGTCAGGTCATAGCCGAGAAGGATGCGGAACAGGCTCAGGTAGCCGCGTTTGCGGAAGCCGAAGTCAATCAGTCATCGAACCCGTTTCTACAACAGGAGCAACAAATAGCAAATAGTTGACAACTATTGGGAAACAGTTTGTAATACGAATTACCTACCAATGGGTTCATTGGGTTTATTCTTGGAGTAATCCATGTCTGAAGCAGCACAAGAGGCCCGGAAACAGGCTTCAACAGTAGTAACGAGTGAGAATTTAGCTGAGTTTTCGTTAGCAAAATTAGGTTTAGCGCCAGATGGAACTCCTACTGAGGCCGCACCAGCGGAGCCGGTGGTTGAGACCGAAGCGAGTGAACCAAGCGAAACCGAGGCTGCGACAGGTGAAAAGAAGCAAAACCCAAAACTTGAGAAGCGGTTCTCAGAACTGACTAAGCAGCGCGAAGCAGCCCGCCAAGAAGCGGAACGTGAGCGCCAAGCCCGTCAAGAACTGGAAAATCGGATCAAGGAGCTGGAATCCAAGGCTAACCCTGCGAAAGCAGAACCGGCAGATCCAGACCCCAAACCCGATCCAAGCCAGTTTAATGATGCGCTGGAATATGCTGAAGCTCTGGCTGAGTGGACTACGGATAAGAAGTTGCGGGAACGTGATGAGCAAGAGATGTCTCGCAGGGCGCAAGAAGAACAGAGCCGTAAACAGGTCGAGTTCCAAAAGCGTGTAGAGGCTGCGAAGGCAAATCTACCGGATTACGAGGACACAATCGCGGCTGCTGGGGATATACCAGTTAGCGCACCGGTTGGGGAGTCGATAGTCGATAGTGAGTTTGGGCCTGAAATCCTTTACTACCTAGCCGACAACCCGGACTACGCACGTTCCCTTGCGGAGAAGTCATTGACCGCGCAACTACGCGAGATTGGGAAGTTGGAGGCAAAGTTTGAGAAAACTGCGACTCCTAGCAAAAAGGAACCTGTGGCGAAGAAATCGAACGCCCCTGCGCCGATTTCGCCTATCAAGGCAAGCAGTAGCGCCGTGGAAACTGGTCTGGATTCAGACCGAGCGTTTCATGGAACCTACCAGCAATGGAAGGCTGCTCGCCTTGCGGGGAAGATTCGGTAAAAGGGCAACCCTAACCTTTTTGGAGAATTAAAAATGGCAAATAATTTGCTAACCATCTCCATGATCACCAACGAGGCGTTGATGGTCTTGGAAAACGAACTTACGTTCACGGCCCGCGTTGACCGTTCTTATGACGAGCAATTTGCGGTTACTGGCGCTAAGATTGGTAACACCGTAAACGTACGCCGTCCCGGTCGTTTCATCGGTACTACTGGCCCTGCGCTTAACGTAGAGGACTTCAACGAGACATCCGTCCCCGTTACCCTCTCAACCCAGTTCCACGTTGACACCCAGTTCACCACACAGGATCTGGCCCTGTCGTTGGATATGTTCTCTGACCGCGTTCTGAAGCCCGCAATCGCTGCTATCGCCAACAAAATGGACTTTGATGGCACGACAATGGCTACCGACAACACCGCTAACACGGTGGGTACGGCTGGTACAGTTCCCTCTGACATCGCTACGTTCTTGACCGCACAGGCTTATCTGGACGGTGAAGGCGCACCCCGTGATGGCAAGCGTTCTTGCGTTGTTGACCCCTTTACCGGTGCGTCAATCGTTGGTTCGCTCAAAGGTCTCTTTAACCCACAAGGCACTATCTCTGGTCAGTACGAAAAGGGCATGATGGGCAAAGACACCATCGGGATGAACTGGTACATGGATCAGAACATTGTGTCGCACACATACGGTTCTTACGCCACGGCAACGCTCTCAACCAACACAGCAACCTTTACCGGCTCGCTGACAACTGGTTGGGCTTCTACATCCACGATCACAATCGCGGCTGCTACCGCCAACGCTGGCTTAAAGCAAGGCGATACCATCCAGATTGCTGGCGTGTTTGCAGTCAACCCACAAAACCGTCAGCCATACGGCGGTAATGTTCTGCGTAACTTTGTTGTGACCGCTGACGTGACGATTACTTCCGGTGGCTCCGCTTCCGTGACCGTATCGCCCGCCATCATCACGGCTGGTCAGTTCCAAAACGTATCCGTTCTGACAACTTCAGCTTCTGCAACTGTCACCCCTTTCGATAAGACCGGTAAAGTCAGCCCGCAGAACTTGGTGTTCCACAAGAACGCATTTACGTTAGCAACTGCCGACCTTGAGTTACCGGACGGTGTTCACTTTGCCGGTCGTGCGAGCGACAAGCAGTTGGGCCTCTCAATCCGCGTTGTTCGTCAATACACGATCAACAACGACTCGATCCCCACCCGCTTAGACGTTCTCTACGGTTGGGCTCCCCTCTACCCCGAACTCGCTTGCCGAGTTGCGGCTTAATTAGGAAAGGAACCTAGATCATGGCAAATCCCGGCCCAGCAAGTACCCAAACCTCCAACTACCTACTAAACGGTAGTGCAGCCGATGGTGTTCTCATCGGTATCGCTGGAGGTGAGGT